TAAATACGTATATATATTAATACCAAAATAATTTGGTTTTGTGTCGCAATTAAGGAAAATAAATGGAATTTTTTATTTATATAATTATCGTAATAGAATTAATATACCTATACTTTGTATATAAGGATGAAAACAAATGAAACAATTGAACTATGCGAACATAACAAAAGAAAAGTATAATATTATCTAGAATCTAACTAATAGCTCTTGTATATCAAGCGCTATTAAGGTATATTTTACCTCCATTAAATAAAAGAGTAATTATTATGTCAGATATCAGAGATTTACAACAAAACGTAGCAGATGAAGTATCTATTAACTTCGAAGATATTATTTACAGCGACCACCCCACAGATTTTTTATATGAGATTGCAGACAGCGGGGTCCCTATTTATAATTACGACTTAGCCCAGATGTTAGCTAGTGATTTTAACTTAGCCTATGTTGAAGATGAGGACCTTGTTGAAGGCGTAACAGATGTATTTAGAATTATATCTGTTGCCATATACGAACGACTACTCCAAACAGCGTATGAAGCTTACAGTAGTTGTAAGGATGATAGTTTATTTTCTTTGTCTAACCAAGTGGCTGACATAGAAGTCAAAATGGATTTAATAGTGGGAGCCCTTGAAGAATTAGAAGGCTACGAGAAGACCCTAGCTAATGAGCTCAGAGAAGAGCTCCAAGAACTAGAAGATAAACGAGATGAACTTAACGACAAAATTGATTTTATAGAAGGGCTTGACTAATGAGAATATATTGTATTACAATGGAGGAGTTCTTGGACACCATACAAGGGCTAGTAGTACGGGGCTTGACGTTCCAAGCTAATACAGGTAACTTTTTAATTGAGCTCGAAGGCGGCTACTAGCCACTACAACAAGCTTAAACCATATGAGGTAGGCTATCCTACCGCTATTAACTACAAGGGCTTACAATAGCCCACAAGGAAACACAATGGACAACGAAATTAATATTGGCGATGAGTTTTTTACTACTTTGGCATTCGCTGGAACAAACCTAACACCATCAAAAAAATATATTTGTACTGGGATAGGTGGGGACAAAGGCGCAGCTTATAAAGTCTATTTTATTGATGACGAGGGAAATGAAGACTGGCATTTTAACAATGTGTTTAACAAGGCTAAAAAAGCAACACCAGTGATTGAAGTCAAACCCCATAAGTGGGCCGATGTTATACACCAATGGGCTGATGGTGCTGAAGTAGAGATCAAATCAATAGATGGTTGGGGCAGTATTATAAACCCAGCATTTTTCTCGGGTTGCACGTATAGAGTTAAACCAAGTGCGGAGGACATACAACAGGAGACAAACAAGAAGATACAACAAGAGGTAGACAAGCAGTACGCCAAAATGACCGTTGCTTTTAACGAATACATGGCTATTTCTAAGTCTGGACAAGAACATATTAACAATTTAAAATTAGGGATTAAATAATATGGGCGAACTACACGTACTAACCAAGCACGGCAAGGTAATATTCAAATCAGAAAACAAGATAGATGTAATTTATGAGCATCAGAACTATCACCGAAAACAACGTGTACTCTATAAACACGTAGGGGGGAGTTAATATGGCTAAGTATCTTATCGAAGTAGAGATTGATGACGAATACAGTAGATTAGAGCTAGCCTTAGAATTAGCGATGGCTTTGGGGTCTATAGATAGCTATATATTTGAAGCGGATATCTTTGATACTATGACTATTTTAGAGGTCCATGAAGCTAATGAATGACGACAACTGGTACGACATCCCCTTGGTGGTGTGTGGTGCTGTAATTATAATTTGTTTACTGGGGGTTTGATATGACAGAAATTTTGATGGGACCATCTATAATCTTAATCGGGTGGGGTATGGTAATCTTGCCATTTCTTGTTGTATTTTCTTGTCTCTTTGATTGGTCTATAGAGCAGGTACTAGGGGCTACCTTTATGTTTTTCCTTGGGGTTTGTTGGTTTGTTATTGCTTTTTCACTTATACTTTAGGGGTTAAGATGGGCGTATGTATAGAGAAATTACCACATAGCTGTGGTTCACAAAATGGGTTACAGGTATTCGAGGGGGAGGAGGGTTACAACGGCTATTGTTATGCTTGTACCACCTTTGTACCAGACCCTTACAAGAACAAGCCAAGAGGCTATAAACCTGTAGTTATCCGTAAAACAAAAGAGGAGATAGAGGAGGAGCTAGCTGATATAAAAAGTTGTGGTGTTGTAGGTCTACCACAACGAAAGCTACACGCTCTAGCCTTAGGTCATTTTGGTGTTAAGGTCGGTATGTCTGAAGTGGATGGCAAAACACCAACTGTTACTTACTTCCCTTACACTAGAGATGGTGAAGTTGTTAGGTATAAATGTGTTCTTATAGCTAATAAAAAGATGTGGAATGTTGGGGATAGCAAAGATATAGACCTCTTTGGTTGGCCTGAGGCTATTAAGACGGGTAGTAAACGTTTATATATAACTGAGGGTGAGTACGATGCTGTTGCACTGTATACCATTATCAGAAAGCACACCAAGGATGAGTACAAAGACATATTACCTGCGGTGTGTTCACTACCTAATGGAGCAGGACAAGCTAAGGCTGCTTTGTCTAAGCTACTGCCTAAGATAAAGCGGCACTTTCAGGAGGTGGTACTGGTCTTTGATGGTGATACGGCAGGACGCAAGGCAGTAGATGAGGTTATGACCATAGCGCCTAAGTGGTTAGATGCTTCATTACCTTGTAAGGATGCCAACGAGTGCCTTATGGAGGGCCATAGTAAGGCAGCATTCAACTCTGTGTTATTCAGAGCTGAAAAACCTAAGAACACTAGACTAGTTTGGGGAGAAGAGATACATGAAGAAGCAAAAGAGAGAGCTGAGTTTGGTGTGTCTTATCCTTGGGATAGTGTTACTGACCTTACTCGTGGTATAAGAACTGGTGAGACTATATACATCGGGGCAGCACAGAAAATGGGTAAGAGTGAGGTTGTTAATACATTAGCTGCTCACTGTATAAAACAGCACGACTGGAAGGTTATGGTTGCAAAGCCTGAGGAGGCAAACAAGAAGACCTACAAGTTAATTGCAGGTAAGATTGTTAGTAAGGTATTCCATGACCCTAAGGTAGACTTCGATGAATACGCATACGAGGAGGCAGGGGTCGTATTACGAGGTAAACTATGTATGGTTAACCTTTACCAACATTTAGGTTGGGACTCACTACAAGGGGACATAGTAGCTGCTGCTGCTGAAGGATGTAAGGCCATCTTTATTGACCCTATAACTAACTTAACTAACGGGATGAACTCAGCAGATGCTAACACTAAACTTCAAGAAGTTGCACAAGAATTGGCGGCTATGGCTCTTGACCTCAACGTGGTTATATTTATTTTCTGTCATCTACGTAATCCAGATACAGGCGTTCCCCATGACAGAGGAGGTGTCGTTCTTACTGGGCAGTTCGCTGGTAGTAGGGCTATGGGGCGTAGTTGTAACTACATGTTTGGCTTGGAGGGGAACAAAGACCCTGAGTTAAGTAAAGAAGAGCGTAACTTAAGAACTCTAGTGTTACTAGATGACAGAGAGTTCGGTGAGGTCGGACGTACAGATTTATTCTGGGACTCCAGAACTACACAATTTAACGAGGTATGAGGTGGATGAAATACAGGACTACTACAAGGAAAACTATGAAAAAATGATAAAGATTGCCCGTAACAAGACAAGGAAGACAGGCTGTGCTGAGGAGGTGGTCCAAGAAACTTTCTTTAGGGCAATTAAATATGGTGATAGCTTTTCTGTTGACAAGGGCTCTTTAGATAGCTGGGTAAATGGTATCCTAAGTCGATGTATTAATGATTGGCTCAGAGGTTATATGTTACAAGGTCGAGAAGTAGAGTTCAAAGAGGAAGAACTCACGGATGAAGAACTTACACTTTCAGAGAACATAGGGGAGGATAACAGGACAATGAGCGAGATCAAGGCTATGGTTAACGCTATTAGCTCCGAGAGTAACAGGCAAATTTGTTACTTACATTTTATAGAACAACATACACCTAGGGAGATAAAGCAAGTGATTGATGTTACTCCTGATGCAATAAGAAGTGTGTTGAAACGTTTTAGAAAAGACTTACAGGTGGTGTATGGATAAGGTTCGTTGGTATGAAGGAGGTATGACTCCAAAGAAAGACTGTCGTATGGATATGACAGAGGAGAACTTCGATAGGATTATCGCTATGAGGGATGAGGTAATTTTTGAGATGAAAGATGAGATAGCTTACTTAAAAAGTAAAGTTAATAAACTGCAACAAAAACTAAAATAGGAGTTACCTTGGATAAAGAGCTATATGTATTTGATATCGAGTGTAATGGTTTTAATCCTGATAAGATTTGGTGTATAGGAGTCTCTCAGAGCTCTGCTAAAGGGGTTAATACTACAATCTCATATAATCACATGAGAAAACTGTTTAGCCGCCCTGAGGTAGTCCTAGTGGCTCACAACGGTATTAGGTTTGATAAGGTTGTCTTACAAAACTTATTGGGTATTGAGATTAAAGCCTTGGTTGTTGATACATTGGCATTGTCATGGTACTTACACCCAGCAAGAAGTAAGCACGGCTTAGCTAGTTGGGGTGAAGAGTTCGGAGTACCTAAGCCTTTAGTAGAGGATTGGGAGGACCAACCTATAGAGGTCTACTTAGAGCGTGTTGAAGAAGATGTTAAGATTAACACCTTACTATGGGAGAAGTTCTACAAAGAGCTCTACAATATGTATAAGAACGATGATGCGATATGGCGATTCATCGAGTACTTGTCCTTTAAAATGGACTGTGCTGCTGACCAAGAGCGATTCAAGTGGAAGCTTGACATAGACAGGGCTCAAAGGAACTACGATTCTCTTTCTGAGATAAGAGATAGTAAATTCTTAGAGTTACAGGCTAACATGCCTCTTGTACCTGTTAAGAAGAAACGTGAAAGACCTGCTAAACCATATAAGAAAAATGGGCAGTTATCAGCTCATGGTGTTGTTTGGTTTGATTTACTTAAGGAACACAACTTACCTGATAGCCACCAAGATGAGGTTGTGGTTATAGCTAGCTACAAAGAACCTAATGCAGGTAGCCCCAATCAAATTAAAGATTGGTTGTACTCACTAGGTTGGACACCTACTACGTTCAAGTTTGTACGTAATAAGGAGACTAACGAAACTAGGGAAATACCTCAGGTTAATAACAAGGACGGTGATGGTGTTTGTGATAGCATCAAGAGGTTGTTTGTTAAGGAGCCTAAGCTACAACTACTAGATGGGTTATCAGTAGTTAAGCACAGAGTAGGAACGTTTAAGGGGTTCTTAGAAAATGTAGATGACCACGGGTATCTTAAGGCAGAGGTACAGGGCTTAACTAATACATTACGCTTTAAGCACAAGGTTATAGTTAACTTGCCTGCTGTTGATAAGTTTTATGGTGAGGAGGTCAGGGGTTGTTTAACATGTCCTGAGGGCTATGAGCTAGTAGGTAGTGATATGGCTGCACTAGAGGACAGAACAAAGCAACACTATATGTTTCCACATGACCCAGATTATGTAGCTAAGATGATGGAGGAAGGTTACTGTCCTCACGTTGATATAGCTGTACTGGCAGGTTACTTAACTAAAGAGGAGGAGGTAAGGCATAAGACTGGAGAATTCTTAGATAATCAGGATAAAGTTTACATTAAAGGTGGACGTAAGAAGGCAAAACCTGTAAACTATGGTGGAGTATATGGACAAAAACCTAAGGGGTTAGCCAAAGAGACTGGTATGCCATTAGGTCAGGCCAAGAAGTTATACGATATCTATTGGGAACGTAACTGGTCCGTAGAGGTTATAGCAGCAGAACAAGTTGTTATAAAAGCTAATGGTAAACGTTGGCTTAAGAACCCAGTAAGCGGATTCTTGTACAACCTCAGGACGGATAAGGATAGGTTTAGTACCCTTAACCAAGGTACGGGTGTTTACTGTTTTGATATGTGGGTTAAGGAGGTGAGGAACTCTGGTATGCCTATTATAGGACAGATGCATGATGAGATAATAGGTCTTGTCAAGTTAGGGTGTAGAGACAGAGTTGCTTCTGTTATAAACAATGCAATGATTAAGACAAATAACTTATTACAGCTTGACAGAGAGTTAGACTGTGATGTACAATTCGGTACCACATACGCTGGTATTCATTAACTAAGAGAGAAATATAAATGGCTTTAAACGCACGTAAGATTAAGAGTAAAAGCAAGTTCATCGAGCAACCTACATTAGCAGTGGATAACTACCCTGCACGAGTAGCACAGATTATTGACTTAGGCTTACAGGATGGTGGTGAATGGAAGGGTGATAAGAAACCACCAGTAAATAAAATCTATATCACGTATGAATTGGTTGACGCATTCATGGTTGATAAAGATGGTACTGAGTTAGAAGACAAGCCACTGTGGAAGTCTGAGGACTTGAATCTCCTTAGCCCTGACATGGATATGGCTAAGTGTAACAAGCGTTACAAAGCTATTGACCCTGAAGAAGTCTTTGACTATGACTGGTCACAGCTATTAGGGCAACCATGTAGTGTACTTACCATACACAAAGAGAGCAAAGGTAAGACGTATTGTAACGTAGGTAGTGTAACTCCTTATGTTGTAAGTAAGCGTAACCCTGAGCTACCTGAGTTAAAGAATGAGGGCAAGATGTTTACACTAGATGAGCCTGATATGGATGTGTTTAGTGCATTGCCTGAGTGGTTACAAGAACGTATTAAGTCTAACTTAGAGTTCAAGGGTAGCCCTTTAGATAAGATATTAAATGGTGATAGCAATAAGGCTACTGAGTCTGCACCTAAAGTTGCACCTAAAGTTGCACCTAAAGTTGCATTTAAGGACTTAGACTTTGATGAAGACGCACCTTGGTAGGAGGTTTAAATGTTAACACAAGATAGACTTAAAGAATTGTTTAATTATGACCCCCTCACGGGGGTGGTTACTAGAAAAGTCAAAACGAACAACAGCACTAAAATTGGAGAGGTGGTCGGTTCTTTAAGCGCTGCTGGCTATTTACATGCAAAGGTGAATAGTAAAAGCTACCGTTTACACAGGTTAGCTTACTTTTATATGACGGGAAATTGGCCTAACATTATTGACCACATTAATGGAGTAAAAAATGATAACAGGTGGGCTAACTTAAGGTCTTGTACTCAGCAGCAGAATACATTTAACCAGAAAATTTCATCTAACAACACTTCAGGATTTAAAGGGGTGAGCTGGGTTAGTAAAAGTAAAAAGTGGTATGTAACCGTAGCGGGACATAAGCCTAATGCACATGTTGGGTCTTTTGATTCTCTAGAAGAGGCCGCCAGTGTTGCTAAGAGGGTGCAAGCGGAGGTTCACGGAGTTTACGCTTGTATTAGGTAGGAGAATAGATGTTAGCACTAATTGACGCTGACTTAATCGCATATGAGGCTGCTGCGGCAGCCGATATGGTAGAGGAAGGACACGAGCGTAGAAGTTTCGATTATGTAGTAGACAAGGTAGATGAGACCATAAAGTTTATTACAGAGAACTCTGGTTGTGACTCTTACGAGTTATTCATAACAGGTAAGGGTAACTTCCGTTATGACATAGCAACCATCAAACCTTACAAAGGAAACCGTAAAGATACACCTAAGCCTTTCTACTTAGAGGCTACACGTAAGCTACTGGAGAGTTATGGTGCTGTAGTGTGTGATGGTATGGAAGCTGATGACATGCTAGCTGTACGTGCCAGAGAGATGGACTACAACGATTGCTGTATATGTAGTAGAGACAAGGATTTACGTATGGTACCTTGTATGCAATACAGTTGGGAGGTAGGTAGACAACCTGAGTGGGGTCCAGAGTTAGTAGATAGGCTAGGAGGATTGCACTTTAGGTTCTCTGAGAAGATACTTAAAAATGGGGAAAAGAGTAATGCAATTAAGAAAGTGTATGGTACTGGGCTTAAGTGGTTTTATGCACAACTTATTATTGGGGACTCTACCGATAACATCGCTGGTCTGGAGGGAAAAGGTGGTGGACTTGTTCATCAAGTACTTGAACCTTGTACCACGGAAGAGGAGATGTTCTTGGCAACATTCAGTGCCTATAAAGATAAGTACGGTGACACCGCAACAGAACGTATACTAGAGCAAGGTAGACTGCTCTGGATGCACGACAAGTTAGATGAACGAGGTGAGGTTATACTATGGGAGCTACCTTATGAAGTTAAAAGCTAAGGACATCAAGATTTGGAGGAACAAATTACTTAAACTACAAAAAGGTAAGTGTAAGTTATGTGGTCTGGAGTTGTTAGAGGATGAGGCAGTCCTAGACCACGACCACGTAACAGGTCACATAAGAGCGGCACTGCACTCAGGTTGTAATAGAGCTGAAGGTAAGGCAATTAATTGGATATATCGTACTAAGAGTCAAGACCCAGTAGAGTTCGCTAAACAACTAGCTAAACTCTGGGCCAAGGACTACAGTAAGCTGCCGCTACACCCAACTCACAAGACCCTTGATGAGAAACGTATAGCAAAGAACAACAAAGCACGTAAGCAGAGAGCTAAGAGGAAGGTAGATGTCAAATAATCACAAGGGCTATGCATTGTTTTTAGATATAGAAGACAAGAAACAACGTATCATTAATCAAGCTACGGTGTTAGCTAACATATTTGAGGACAACCTAGCACAGACAGGAGCTTTAAAGGGTAAAGGCTGTAGTAGTAAGGGAGCGGAGTTAACCACAGGTTACTTTGAGAACCTTAATCACGGGGACAGAAGAGATGTGCTTACGTTGTACAGAGCATTTATGGTTGAACGTGGATTTATGGAGGTGTTACATTGAATGATTTAGATATTTGTAGAAGAATAGCAAAAATTGAGGGCTTACGTGTATCAAAAGATGTAAAGCCTAAATGTGGTAGCGTATACGCTAATATTTACCCTAATGATTGTTACGGTAATTACAATCCACTAACAGATAATGCTTTGTGTTTTCAGTTGATGATTAAGTATAAGTTATCTTTATTTGCGCCTGAGGGTGAGCAAACAAATTGGGATTGTATAATAATTGATATATTTACTTGTGATGAAAATCCAAACAAAGCGATTTGCTTAGCAATAATTGAAGCAAACAAAGGAAAATAAGATGAGATTAATTAGAGATAGAGAACAAGGCGTAGTTGTTGAAGACAGAGAGCAGTACATAGAGGCTATCCTAGACACACTACAGGACAGGTTAGAGGTCATGGTCTACCAACGTACTAACAAAGATAAAGAGCTCTTGTATGTGGCTCTCAGTGATGCTCACGAGCTGTACAACACTGTAGTAACTCAGTGCTTACAAGCTAATACAGATGTGGCTACTAAGGCACGTTATGAGAAAGCACAGAAGGTTGCTAAGACTAGGGCTGAGACTTTAGGTGGTTATTTTAATGGCATTGTTAAAGGAGAATAAAATGAGAGTACAAGACATTGAAAAAACAGAGCACAGTATTATAAGAGATGTTTATTATAATTGGAACGCTGGTATGGCTAAAGCTTTTAATGGTACACGTTTTCCTAAGGATTACCCAAAAGACACTCAAGGAGTGAGACACTTAGAATTAAATGGTGAGGCTATGGGTTTTTGGGAATTTGAAGACTATTGTATATCTAATAGTATTATTACTAAAGGGGAATAGTATCAACGAGCTTGAGATGTGGATTGAAGATGATATTACAAAGGAGAATAAAATGAAAGATGAACTTAACTGGTCTTTAAGTCTTAAATATAGAAATACAAAACCTTTTGAAAGCGGTCAGGTTATAAGCGTTATTGACGGGGAATATGTAATATTAGATTTTGATATAAACAATGGCGGTGAGTTTTACAGGTACCACCCCGACACAGGTGTTATGCAAAAAGTAAAACCTAAAAGATTTGCCGTTTTACCAATAGTTACTGGGAGTTATTAACATGAATTTAATGCTAGGTGATTGCCTTGAGCGAATGAAAGAAATACCAGATGGAAGTATTGATATG